CCGCAACGGCGACACAACACAGGGGACGTTCTCGCCCTTTAGCCAGACTGGGTGGGGTGCTGTATTTGGCTCTTCTTCTACTGATATGTTAACAACCGCAAGCAGTGCGGCATTTGCTTTTGGTGCAGGCGACTTTACGATGGAGGCGTTCGTTTATGCGACCGCAAATCAGACCGACAACTGGATTATTGGTTTACATGGCAACTGTTGGTTGCGTATTGGTTCAGCAGGAAAATTAGAGTTTTATAACAATATTACTACTACTGGTACACTTGCAAGTACCGCTATGGAATTGAATCAGTGGGTTCATGTTGCTGTTGTTAGGAGTGGCACAACATTAACAATTTATAAAAATGGAAGTTCAGTCGCCGCCGATCCAGTATCCACAAACTTTAGCACTAGCGTTGCTTGCACGATAGGTAATCAAAGTGGGGCTGATCGTCGGTGGAATGGATATATAAGTAATGTAAGAATTGTCAAAGGCGTTGCGGTATATACCGGAGCATTCACCCCACCAACATCACCGCTAGCGGCTACACAGTCAGCAGGTACAAACATTTCTGCAATAACAGGTACGCAGACTTCACTCCTTATCTGCCAATCCAACCGCTTCCGTGATGCTAGCACTAACGGCTTCGCCGTCACAGCTAATGGTAGTGTTGCCGTAACCCCCTTCTCCCCCTTCGCACCAACGTCCTCCTACAGTGCTGCCGCAGTGGGTGGTAGCGGGTACTTTGATGGTGGGTTGGATTATTTGACGGTGCCAGACAATGCTGCGTGGGATGTTGGAAGCTCAAACTTCACCATAGAAGGCTGGTTTTATCCAACTGGATCGCCAGCGCAGCCGATTCTGATTGGGCAGTGGACATCATCGTATTCGTGGGTGATGCTCTTATCAAATGACAGCAATAGATACATAAGAGGAATTTTGTATAACGGATCAGCTTTTAGTGATTACGTTAGCACTGCACCGTTGCAATTAAATGCGTGGAACCATTGTGCATTTGTTCGTGAAAGTAACACGGTTAGTTTGTACTTGAATGGGTCACGAGTTCTTTCAAACCCTTTTACCGGCTCTGTTGCCACATCAACATCAGCAGTATCGCTAGGAGCAAACTCAAGCGGCGCAGATCCTTATGCCGGTTACATGTCAAGCACAAGGGTTGTCGTCGGAACAGCGCTTTATTCTGGAACGACGTACACCGTCCCAACGGCACCCTTAACAGCGGTTTCCGGTACTCAACTCCTCCTCAACTTCACCAACGCTGGTGTCGTCGATGCCACTGCGAAGAACGTGCTGGAGACAGAAAGTACAGCGCAAATAAGTAGCTCAATAGCCCCTAAATGGGGTAGCACAAGCATTAAATTTAACGGTTCATCAGATTATTTAAGACTTGCTCCACAAAACCTTCTGAATTTTGGAACCGGAGATTTTACTATTGAGGCGTGGGTATACACAACAGACAACACAACATTACAAGCAATTTTTACAACAGCGGCAGATACGGTTTCGACTAACAATGATTGGGGAGTGTTACTTGATATAGGCGCTTCAGGAGCTGGAACTTTTAGGGGTTCTTTTTATAGTGGGACCACCTCTTATACCGCTTCAGCGTCAAGCGTTGTTTCAAATAACACATGGACGCATGTTGCATTTGTAAGAGAGTCAGGAAATATTGCGGTTTATTACGGTACTTCTGGGACAGGGAACCGATCTTCGACAACTTCTGCAAACGTTGCACCAAATTTTAGTTCGTCATGGACACCAAAGATTGGGTATGCACAATCAGCATCAACGAGATTTTTTAATGGCTATATACAGTATTTGAGAATATCAAACAGAGCCAGATATACCGGATCGACCTATACCGTTCCAACAGCACCCTTCCCTGTCCAATGACGAGGTAACACATGCTCTACAGCAAACTAGGATCAATACCAAAGCCTGAGACAGATGGCACTGAAGGCTGGATCGAAGTCCCTGACGCACCTTCCTGTCCAGAGGGCAAAGAAGTGGTGTGGTGGGGAAGTGAGTGGGTCATCCGTGATCCAAAGCCACAAGACAGGGCCGGTTTCCAATGGAACTGGAACCACGGCGATAAAGCGTGGGTGGAGTGCGCTTATCCGGTGACTGCTACGGAAGAAATCATTGTTGAAGTTGTCACCGCTGACAGCATTGCTGCAGACTCTATTGGTGCTGACACTGTTTAAGGAAATCAGCAATCTTCTGATGTTCTTCAGCAGTACCATCGTTCTTGATACGGTTAGCTCTCCAAGACACTACCACTACATTACCTTTGATGTAGCCTTTGGTAGCGTCTATACGGTCAAAGCTAACCGAGTTCTCCTGTCTTTCAGGAGCAAAGTAGTTAAGTTCAATACCTAGTATCGGACAATGAGTAGGGAATGCTAGATCACCAAACTCTATAGTCCATTCATGTTTATAGTTAGAAGCTTTCTTACGTCTGAACTTCTCTCTAAAGGCTTGATAGGCATCTTGTTCACGCACTGATGCCTCTTCTGGGTAATGACCCCATTTCTGCTTATAGTTCTGTCTTAGAAGCTCTCTACGCTGTGTTCGAGGACGTTGTTCATCAGTGATACGACCTTCTTTGACTAGTTTATCAATCAGTTGATGTACTCGTTGTCTGCTTACATTACCTAAAGCTTTACGTATCTCTTCAGTAGGTTTTCCATGAGCAACTAAGTGTTGGACAAGGTTTAACCTTTCCTGAGAAGTTAGTGATGTTTTAGCAAAGTGATGTGCCTGCATAGTGTCTCCAAAAAGCAGGATTGTATCACACTTTAGTAACGCAGTCAAGGGGCTTTACAGCAACAAAATAGGTGTGGTAAAATTACAACATGGAAGAAAAACTACAAAGATACTATGAAAATAGGTTTGACTTATTTTCTCATCCAGGATGGTTTGATCTGATGGAAGATGCTAAGAACATCTTCGATACCTACAACAAGGTTACATCTGTCACTGACTCAAACAATCTATTCTTTAAAAAAGGTCAACTAGACATCTTAGATTGGCTCCTGACACTCAAAGAAGTATCAGAAAAAGCCTATGAGGATTTAACGAATGAGGATTATAAATGATTTTCAATGCTCTGAAGGTCACACAACAGAGCATTTAGTTGAGTATACCCAGAACACTGTAGTTTGTCCTGTTTGCGGTAAAAGAGCACAAAGGCAATTAGCAGCACCGAGAAGTAAGCTAGAAGGTATTACTGGCTCATTCCCTGGTGCAGCAGATCGATGGGCTAAGGTACACGAACAGGCCGCTAAAGTAGCACAGTCTAAGTCCTACTACGAGGGATAACTTAGATTTTCTTAACATCCTAACAATTGGGTTTAACCCGACTAGGAGACGCAAATGGCTGAATTTGTAGATTCTGTTGATGACGAACAACAAGTTAATGAATTTCAAGCGGAGGAAGTAAAGCAAGCAACACCTACTCAGCATGAGATCCCTGAGAAGTATAAGGGTAAATCTCTAGATGAGATCATAAGGATGCACCAAGAGGCTGAGAAGTTAATTGGTCGTCAAGCTCAAGAGGTTGGTGAAGTTCGAAAACTTGCTGATGAGTTAATCAAGAGGCAAATCACTACCCCTAAGGTAGAAGCAAAAGAAGCTGTTGAAGAAGAGACTGATTTTTTTGCCGATCCTGTTAAGGCAGTTAACAAAGCAGTAGCTACGCATCCTGCTGTGCAGCAAGCTCAATTAGCAGCAGCACAGATGGCTCGTATGCAGACTGCGAACAGGCTAGCTCAATCACATCCAGATTATACACAGGTCATTGCTGATCCTGAGTTTGCTGAATGGGTTAAAGGCTCTAGTGTTCGCCAAAGGCTGTACGCAGCAGCAGATCAACAGTTTGATTTTGACTCTGCTAACGAACTACTCACTACGTTTAAGGAACTGAGAAAGATCAAACAGGAAACTGTTAATCAAGCTTCTCAACAACTCCAAGAACAGACAGAGAAGACACTTAAAGCTGCTACTGTAGCTCTTGATGGTGCTACTGGAGAAACGAGCAAGAAAATTTACCGTCGAAGCGATCTTATTCGGCTTCAGATGACAGATCCAGAGCGTTACCTAAACCTGCAACCAGAGATCATGCAGGCATACGCTGATGGACGTGTCCGTTAAACTTAATTTTAAAGGAAACTTAAAATGGCTGCTGTAACTTATCCTGGAGGTAGTTCCTCCATCGTTAACAAGACCAATGCGGATAAATTTATCCCTAGCCTATAATTTTGGGGATGTAAAACCTTCTCTGAATAACTGGGAAAGAACGTAAGGTGTCTTAACCAGAGGGAACACGACATTACCAACAATGCAGTTCACACCATGGAGGGTGTATGAAGCGATTAAGTTGGAAGTATATTGCAGGTTTGATTGATGGCGAAGGCTGTCTAGATGTTCAAGTAACAAACGGTATTTATGTCAGACCAAGAGTTAGAATTGGAATGGCTGTTAGTTCTAAGATGTTACTTGATATGTTGCAAACAAATCACGGTGGTTTTTTAACTTACCGTGAAAGTAAGAACGATAACTGGCAAGATTCTGTATCATGGGAACTTGTTGGATACAGTAAAGTATGTCCTTTCTTACGAAACATAGCAAACCATCTATATATCAAACACGAACAAGCCAGATTTCTCCTTTGGATGGAGAATAACTTAAAAGGCAAGCAGGTCGCTGATGAAGCAAGACAGCTTGTTATAACTGAGCTAAAAGCAATGAAGCGTGACCCGCACAGACTAAGTGAGAAGGCACAGGAGTTAGTAAGTAGACTTCTGTGATGCGATAGTCGGAATATCTTTTTAGATATTGGGAAATTTGGTCTGATGAAATCATCGCTGCCTACAAGAAAAATCTTGTTATGGCAAACCTTGTCAACAAGATGTCTATGCGTGGTAAGAAAGGTGATCTGCTTCACATTCCTAAGCCCACCCGTGGTGTCGCTGCTGCTAAGGCTGCTAACACTGCCGTTACCATTCAGGCTAACGTCGAGGACGAAGTGCAAGTTTCGATTAACAAGCACTACGAATACTCACGTTTGATTGAGGACATCGTTGAAGTGCAGGCATTGGCTTCCCTTCGTCGTTTCTACACCGAAGACGCTGGTTACGCTCTTGCTACGCAAGTAGATACTGACCTTGTTCGTATCGGTCGTCTCTTCAATGGCTCACACGCTGCTGGCGCAACTGGTGACTACTCTGTTGCTGGTACAACCACTGCCTACATCGGTGGTGACGGTACAACTGCATTCGTTGGTGGTGCTGGTGCTGGTAACGCTTCTGCACTGACTGATGCTGCTATCCGCCGTACCATTCAGCGTCTGGATGACAACGATGTTCCTATGGATCAGCGTTACTTCCTGATTCCTCCTGTTGCTCGTAACACTATGATGGGTCTTGCTCGTTTCACTGAGCAGGCTTTCGTTGGTGAGCAAGGTGGCAACAACACCATCCGCAATGGTCAGATCGGTGATGTATACGGTGTTAAAGTGTTTGTTTCTACGAACGCTGACACAGCTTATGCTTCTTCCGGTACCGCTCCTCGTGCTTGCTTGATGTTCCACAAGGATGCAATGGTTCATGCAGAGCAGATGGCTGTTCGTTCACAAGCTCAGTATAAGCAAGAGTATCTCTCTACGCTGTACACTGCTGACACCCTTTACGGTGTTGCAGAACTCCGTAATGAGTCCGGTGTTGCTCTGATTATTCCTAGCTGATAATAAGGAGGGGCTGCAAAGCCCCTTCAACATATAGAGGTCATTATGGTTTACTTTAGATGTAAGTGGTCAAACAATGTAATTGGTGTTGAGTTTGAATATGATGTAGCACAGATGCGTAAGCATCCTGACTATGATGAAGTAGAAGAAGAAAAGAAAGAAGAAACTGAAAAGGCTACTAAGGTAAAGAAATCTAAAGAGGATTAGAAATGTCTAACTATACGAAGACAACCAACTTTACTGCCAAAGATTCTCTACCATCAGGTAATGCTGGAAAGATTGTCAAAGGTTCTGACTTTGACACTGAGTTTGACAACATTGCAACTGCTATCTCTACTAAGCAGGATATTGCTTCGTTAGGTACAATGGGTACGCAGAATGCAAACAACGTAACCATCACTGGCGGTACGATGAGTGGCATGACATCTATTGCTGATGCTGATGGTAATGTTCGTGGTATTCAGAAATCTGGTTCTACAAAAACAACTTCGTATACGTTAGTAGCAGCAGATGCTGGTAACTTCATTCAAGTAGAATCTGGAGGTTCTATTGTTGTTCCAACATCCGTATTCACTGCTGGTGATAGTGTCATCATCTTTAACAACACCACAGGTGATATGACAATCACTTGTAGTGCTGTTACTGCTTATGTTGGTGGTATTAGTTCAGCAAAGACTTCAGCAACACTTGCCACTAGAGGAATTGCTACGATATTGTTCGTAACTTCTTCGCTTGCTGTGATTGTAGGTAACGTAAAATGACAGCCCTTCCTGCCTTCTTAGGGGCTAGTATAGCTAGGCCTGGACAAGAAGTATTTACAACAGCAGGAACTTTTACATGGACACCTCCCCCAGGTGTTGAATCAGTTTGTGTAGTTACTGTTGGTGGTGGTGGGGGCGGTAGTAGTTGGTATGGAGGTGCTGGAGGAGGTGGTTTAGGGTATAAAAACAACATAGCTGTAGTACCAGGAACAGCTTACACAGTTGTTGTTGGAGCTGGTGGTGCTAGTGTTTTCTTTCCAACAACTCCAGGAAATAATGGAGGGGACAGTTATTTTAAAGATACTTCTACTTGTGTTGGTTACGGCGGACAAGGTGGTCAATATGACACAGGTGGTTCTGGTGGTGGCTATGTAGGCGATGGTGGTGGTAACGGAGGTAACGGAGGTGCTACTACTGGAGGCGGTGGTGGAGCAGGTGGATACGCAGGTAATGGTGGAAATGGCGGATCATCTGGAGGAGCAGGAAGCAGTGGCTCAGGTGGGGCTGGTGGAGGTGGTGGTGGTTCCACAGTAAATCAAGAAGGTGGCGGTGGAGGAGGTGGTGGTGTTGGTTTATTAGGTCAGGGATCTTCTGGTTCAGGTGGTAATGGAGGGAACTGGGATACAGTCACTTCTGGTGGAGGCGGATCGGGTGGTAGTAGCGGAAGCTATCCTTTTGCTATAGGTTTTGCCGGTGCTTACGGTGGTGGCGGTGGTGGTGGTAACGCTGGGAATCTTCCAATGCAAGGTGGTAGTGGTGGTGGCGGTGCAGTAAGAATTATATGGGGAGCAGGACGTTCATTCCCGTCAACTAATACCGGAGATGTGTGATGGCTCTCCAAGCAGACGAACACGTAAAGCAAGTTGGTGATGCCTTATCAATCATTACAGTTGTAGGTACTCTAGCTGAACTACTACCTGCAATGGCTGCTGTTCTCACCATTGTATGGACTGCAATCAGGATATGGGAAACAGATACAGTACAAATGATCTTTGGAAGGAAGAAAGATGAAAGCTAAAAAGAAACCCATGAAGAAAGAAGAGTATGCTTCACCGATGGCTAAGAAGAAGCATGAGAAGACTGAATCAAAGGCTATGAAGGCTAAAGAAAAGAAGATGGGTTACCCGTCATGAAGAAGTCACCAGCTAAAGTAGGTAAGGTTATGCGTGAATATAAAGAAGGAACACTACACAGTGGTAAAGGTGGTCCTGTAGTTAAGTCACGTAAGCAAGCGGTTGCCATTGCCTTATCAGAGGCTGGTATGACTAAGAAGAAAGGAAAGAAATGATGAAACCCTGTCCAGGATGTCCTACCCCAGCTAAGTGCAAGAAAGCTGGTAAGTGTATGATGAAAGCCAAAGAAGCAAAGAGAACAAAGTGAAACCAGGACTATACGCTAACATCCAAGCCAAGCGTAAGCGTATTGCTGAAGGCTCTGGTGAGAAGATGAAGAAGCCTGGAAGTAAAGGTGCTCCAACAGCTAAAGATTTCAAGGAGGCAGCTAAAACTGCTAAGAAGAAATGAAAGACTCTCGATTGGAAAGGGCAGGAGTGTCTGGGTACAACAAACCGAAGCGTACACCGGACCATCCTACGAAATCTCACATTGTTGTTGCAAAGGACGGTGATCAAGTTAAGACGATTCGCTTCGGACAACAAGGTGTTAAAGGTTCTCCTGAAGGTTCAACAAGGAACAAAGCCTTTAAAGCTCGTCATGCAGAAAACATCTCAAAAGGTAAGATGTCAGCGGCTTACTGGGCCAATAAGGTGAAATGGTAATGGCTACCTTTCTTGATTGTGTTAATGGCGTTCTTAGACGCATCCGTGAGGATGAAGTAGTTACTGTTATTCAGAGTGACTACTCTAAACTCATTGGTGATATGGTCAATGAAGCTAAGAGAGAAGTTGAAGATGCTTGGAACTGGTCTGTGCTGCGTCAAACAATCACAGTCACTACAGCAGCATCAACTTCTAATTATACTTTGTCTGGCTCTAATATGAGAACCAAGATAGAAGAAGCTTATGTCCCTGCTTCTCATATTTTTCTTGGGCAAATATCAGCACCAGAGATGAACATGTACTTAAATGTTCTTAGTGCTCCTTCTGGTCGTCCGTATAACTATGCTTTTGGAAATACTAACACATCAGGTACTCTAACTGTTGATGTGTTTCCTATTCCTGATAATGCGTATACATTAAAATTTAACTGCTACGTACCTCAAGCAGATCTTGTTAACGATACTGATGTTATCTATGTACCATCAGATGTTGTTATCCAAGGTGCTTACCTACGTGCTATCAATGAACGTGGAGAGGATGGTGGTCGTCTATCTGATCAGCAAGCAGATCTTTATCGTAAGGCACTTGCTAACTATATCTCTATTGAAGCTGGTAGAGAGAGTGATTTAGTTCTCTGGGAAGCAGTATAATGGCTGATCAACTTAAACCAGTAACAGTTGTTGCTCCTGGTTTTTTTGGTCTTAACACCCAAGACTCTTCTGTTACGCTGCCTAAGGAATATGCTCTTAAGGCAGAGAATGCTGTTATTGATCAGTTTGGTCGTATTGCTTCTAGGCGTGGTTGGGTCAAAGTCAATACTTCTTCTGGATTCAACAGCACTGAGCCTGCATTGATCAAAGAAGTCATCAAGACTGATGGATCAAAAGAGATTCTTAGTATTGGTGATAACAAGATCTATTCAGGTACAACATCATTAACCTTGAAGTACACTGGTACTACATGGACAGCACAGAACTGGAAAGCAGTAGACTTCAATGGATTTACTTACTTCTTTCAACGTAATCATAACCCACTAATCTACGTACACAGCACCAATACTTACTCACTGATGTCCGCTTATGGTAGCTACAGTGGTACTGTACCCTTAGCTAATGAAGTGTTAAGTGCTTTTGGTCGTCTATGGGTTGCGGACACAAGCACTGATAAACGTACAGTTACTTGGTCAGATTCTCTACAGGGTTTTGCTTGGACAGGTGGTACAGCAGGTTCAGTCAATATTGAGAAAGTATTGACTAACGGAACTGATACCATCACAGCCTTAGCAGCCTTTAACGGCTATCTTATCATCTTCTGTCGTCGGTTTATCATCATATACAAT